CGGACGCACGTGCGGCGTGAGCGTTACAACTGGGCGTGCGTGCTGTACCGCTGGCTCGGGCTAGAGGCCCCGGAGTTTGTGGACCGCGCCGAACTAGACGCCCTAGATACCGAGGCCATCCGCGAGTTGTTCCTGGCTGGCGAAGAGCGGATTGGCAAGGAATTGTCAGCACGGAATATCAAGCAACTAACTACCATCCGCGCCGACGTCGTGAACGCCGGAAGGGGGTTGACCGATCTACTAGCCCGTGTGACCGGCAACGCCGACGAAGACGAGCGNGACGTCGACTACGGCGACGTGTTGCGCGGGCTTAGCGAGATAGGAGATTCAACTAATGAGTGATGAAAGCCAAGCCAAGGAAATCACCGCGAAAGACATCTTAGACAGGGTCGATGCTATGCGGTCGGAGCGTGTCCGAACCGGCAGACCGAACGTGTCAAGGGGTTGGTCAGGGAATACGCTGAGGCGACGCTCGACGAAGTTGTGAACGAGCGCGTTGCTGCAGCGATGCAGACAAGCGGCTACCAGCCGGAGCCGGACCCCGAGAGCAAGGACGCGCTACGGGGGACGGTGTACGGGCGGCTGGGGCAATCGGTGTCTGACGTCGAATTCGCGCACGACATTCTGTGCGCGTCGCAGGACAATTTCCCCAACAAATGCAAGGGGCCGTCGGAGAAAATGCGGAACATCGTCGCTGCCGCTCGCCAGGCGCGGGCGATGGACACCGCCGAGTCGGGGTATGGCGCTGAGTTGGTCGCTGACGCCGAATACATCCCCGAGCTTTGGGACGTAGCACGCGAGGACTACGGCGTGCTAGTCTCGCGAATCGAACAGCGTACGATGACGGGCCCCGTCGAGAATCACCCTGTGCTGGCCGACGTTCCAAACATGATCTACGTGTCAGAAAAAACCGGCACTATCGCCAGCGGGTCGGAGTACGCCACGCAGAAGGTGGGCACGAACGAGGTCACGCTAACTGCCGTCAAGCTGATGGGTCATTATAACTTCAGCGGTGAACTGGCGGAAGATAGCATCGTGCCGCTCGTGCCGCTGCTCCGGCGCGCTATGTCGATGTCGCTGGCGAAGACAGGCGACCTGCTCGTGCTGAATGGCGATACAACCAACGCGGGGACGGGGAATATCAACCTCGACGACGCGGACCCGGCGGACACGCTATACTACCTGGCTGCCGACGGCGTGCGGCACGCGTGCATCACGGACAACACCGGTAATCTCGTGAACCATGGGGGTGCCGGGCTGACGTGGGAGGCCATTGTCAATCTACCGACGTTGATGATTGACCGCACGTATGATATGCGATTGGGGCAGGCCGGCAAACCCGGACGATCTGATCTACATCGCGTCGCCGGAGTTGGAAGACGACGTCATGACGCTTGCTGAGATCATGACCGTCGACAAGCGCGGCCAGCAGGCCGCCGTCAACACGGCGTTCGCGCCGCTAAACGGTGAACTGTGCCGCATCGGCCGCAACCCGCTTGTGACGACCATTGCCGCTGCGCTGACTGAGGCGGATGGCAAGGTAAGCACGACGGCTGCGAACAACACGCTCGGGCAGTTGATTGCGTGGAATCCAAACGGGTGTCTGTGGGGGGTGAAGAGGGTCGCGACGGTCGAGGTGGAGCGTGAGGCTAGCTTCGATCAGTGGCGGCTCGTTCTGTCGACCCGCGTCGCGCTGGGCCGGTTCTCGCCAACGGGCGCCGCGTCGGGCATCGAGTGGGCGGCGATGCTGCGGAACATTGCGAACGGGTAGGGGTTGATATAGGAGGATATAGCAATGGCGAATAGCATACTCCTAAGGGACGCCGACAATGAACAGATCAAGTTAGCTGATAACGTGGAGTTGATTTTTGGCTCCGGCACGAAGGCTACGCTTGAAACCGTCGGCGATTCCACGATGGTGTGGGATGGGACCGACTTCGACATTGTCCCCACGACTGATGATAGCGTGTGGAAGTTCGGAGATGGGACGACCAATTGGGACATCTGGGTATACGGCAGCGCGGCTGCCAACTACCTGCTCTGGGATGCCAGCGCTAATAGCCTGACCAGCGTCGGTGCGGCGACGATCCGGCCGTTCGTCGCCATCACGGATCCGGGCGATACTGGCGCAATCCCGGTTACGAACACGGGTTACTGCCCCCTGGTGACGGCTGGCGCAGAGACGCGCACGCTCGCCGCGCCCAGCTTCATCGGGCAGGAGCTACTCCTGTACTTGAAGACGGATGGCGGCAACTGTGTCGTGACGTGCGCTACGACGTTCAACGAAACTGGCAACAACACGGCCACGTTCGCGGACACGGGCGATTCCCTGCGGCTCTCGGCCGTCGAGGAAGGCGCTACTCTGCGGTGGCGTTGCGCGGTGGCAGACGGCCACACACTGACGACGGTGTAGAGGGTGGTTGTATGACAAGGGTGGACCTGGAGACGCGGCGCGATACGCTGCGACGGCAGTTGCGAGAGGCGCAGGCAGTTGTGCTGCGCCTCCAGGGCGCACTAGCTATACTCGATGAACTATTACCGGCACCAGGATTGTCAGAAGTGCTGCCGGATGGGATGGAATTAGATGACGCGGAGGGATAGCAGATGGCAAGAAGCACATTGGTAACGGGACGGTCGTATCGCAAATGGTCGCGGGCGATTACGGAGGCAGACACAAATACAACGGTCAAGGCAATCGAAGTTCCGGCGGGCTCGTTCGTCCCCCCGTATGGTGTTAGTGTCTACGTGGTCGAGGTGCTGGCGGGTGGCACCGAAAGCCTCGACATTGGCGATGGCACCGACCCGGACGGCTGGGTGGACTCGACCGATATCACTGAGACGTCCATCGGTACGTATAGCGGCACNGAAGCGAACACGGGCGCGTACGCGGTGGCCGGCAAGATATACACAGCGGCCGACACTATCGACGCGGTGGTAAGCGCATCGCTCACGGGCGGCACGGCTTACGTGTCCGCAGTGATCCAGGACATCAGCGACCTTGACCTGACGGCCAGCTAAACGGGGTAACAACATGAGTACGAAACGCGCGCACAGTGCAGTAAGGACGATGCAGTCCGCTGCTGCCGCCACGGGCAACGGCACGGCGCTGGCATTGGCTGAGTTCTCGCAGGCCACGATACAGATCACCGGCACATTCTCCGGCGTGATAACGTGGGAGGGTACGGTCGATGGTACGAACTGGGCTGCCGTCGCATTGGCGCAACTCGGCAACACGAGTCGCACGCGCACGCTGACGTCAACCACTACAGGACTGTTGCACTACGAGGAGGGTGCGGGCCTGCGGCAGCTACGGGCGCGGGTCAGCACGTACACGAGCGGCAATATCACGGTGACAGGAGTGGCGAGTTCATGAAATATATAGCGCAGTGGAGATATTACAGTAGCCTGTGCGTATCATATGGCACTGGGCCGCTCGACCAGGGCACAGAGGTGGACCTCGAAGCTGACGCCGTGGCGGCGTTCAACCGCGACTCGCCTGGCGTGCTGGTGGCGAAGAAAACCAAACCAAAGCCTGAACGCAAGGTTGAGAAAGCCGTGACGCGCCAGGTGCGGAAAGCAAGGACGCGGGCGAAGACAACCGGAGAGTCGGAGGGCTAGCCAGTGTCGTCGGCGTACATGCGGTATGCGGATGCGGAGGAGCTGCGGTCGGCGCTGGACGTGACCGGGCCAGAGTTGACGTCAAACGAGCGCGGGCTGTTTGAGTCCGTGCTGGACGCGACGTCGCGGGCGATTGACGATTGGTGCTGCCGCCACTTCTACCGCGTAACGCTCACGCAGACGTTCACGCCGAGGCACGGGTTGTTACTTGTGGTGCCGGACCTCGTGAGCATCACGACGCTGAAGACAGATACGGTCAACGATCTTTCGTACGATACGACATGGGTGGCGGCTGACTATATCCTAGAACCGCAGAACGCGCTGTACCGTGATCAGGGTTGGCCGTACTCCGAGGTACACGCGTCCAACGCGTCGGGCGCTACGCCGCGCTCGTTTTATCTTACGCGCAAGTCGGTACAAATTGCCGGCGTGTGGGGCTGGCCGCAGGTACCAGACGTGATACATAACGTCACGTTGCTAGAAGCGGCGCGGATGCTGAAGGGCTTCGAGGCCCCGACGGGCGTCATCGCCAACGAGGCGCTCGGTACATCGACGCTAATGCCGGGCTTGCATCCGGTCAGCAGGCGGATGCTTCGGCCGTATCGGCGGATGGTAGCGGGGTTGCCGCAGTGAGTATATCAATTGAGGTCAGGGTGGTCAGGGAGGTCACGACGTCGCAGCTATTCGACAAGCCGCTCCGTATGTTCTTCACGGATGTTATGTGGGCGGCAGTCGAGGACGTGGCGCAGCCGGGCCGCGTGCCGATTGACACCGGCCGCTTGCGTGGCTCGTTGCAGCCGGGCGCGGGCGTGACGGACGTTGACCGGAACAACCCGCCGCAGTGGGCGCGCATCGGTACGAACGTGGAATATGGCAGGAAGCTCGAAAAGTCGGGGCATTATCACTACCTACGCGGCCCGTCGCGCGGCAAGCCGACGCAGGGCTGGCTGAGTGACACGTTGAAAAATATCGAGGCCGANGTGCGCGGCCCGTTGCTGGCGCAGTTGGCGGCGGACATCGAGGCGGCGTGGAATGGCTGACATCGGCACGCTGCGCAACGCGCTACAGACGCGGCTTGATACGGTGCCGGACCTGAAGCCGTACGATGTCGCGACGGGCGGCGAGCGGATGCCGTGTGCTATCGTTTTTCCCGCGCCAGCCGGGCCGGGCTGGCAGACGGCGGGTGATACGGCGGGGCAGTGAGCAACTGATGTTCAATATCGAGGTATATGTTGCCTACGGGCGGGCATTGCGGACGGCACAGGATGAGCTAGATGCCTACGTCAGTAGCACGGGCACGAACAGCATAGAGCGCGCCATCTATGGCGACCGGACGTTGGGCAGTAATACCGACTACGTGCGGGTGTTGCCATTCGACCGCTATGAGTTTGCATGGCTGAACACGAAGACAACCGGCCCGCCGAACGCGCTGATGGCGCGGATACCTGTATTGGTTGGAATCTAGGAGTTGAATATGGACTGGGCATCAGTAGGGTTGCTACTGCTACCGGCGGCAATCACGCGCAATAAACGGGCCGACCCGGACGTGTGGTATTGCGCCATTCGCCTGCCGTGTACGCAGCCGTTCACGTGGGACACCGAATGGAGAAACGCCTACATTGCGGACGAGATCGACCCGATCATCCTAACGTTAGATGAATCAGACCTTGCGATATGCGACCCGCAAGGCTGGGTTGACTCCGGGCTCGTGGCGGTGGTGCCGCGCGATGTGGCGGCGGCGGTCAGCGTGAATACGTTGGTTGACTTGCCTGAATCGGGGGAAGTCGAGGCATCGCAAGCCGCGCGGGCATACGCCGACGAACACGGCATCGATCTGGCAGCGGTGGCGTTGGCGAAAGGCGGCGGCAAGGTGACGATGCCGGACATCGAAGAGTTTATAGAGGACGGCGACGATGGCTGAGGTTCACGGGATCAACCAACGTATCTATGTGGACGAGGTCAACGTCAGCGGGTACGCGCGTAGCGCAACGATCACATTCACGCAGGACCTGGCGAACAGCGAGGCTATCAGCGATACGTGGAAAGAGATACTGCCCGGGCAGCGTATGGCGGTCTTTGATTGGGACGCCATGATGGAGACGACGGACGGCGGATTTGATGAAACGACGTTCGATGACCTGACCACCGACAATGCTACGGACCGCTATGTCGGCTGGGTGGCTGGCACGGCGGCNGGCAGCAAATGCTACGAGTTTCCCGGCCGGTATACCGGCCAGGAACGCCCCNGCGCCGTACAGCGATGTCATCGGCTTGCACGGGCACCTCCAAAGTAACTCGGCAATCAGCCGGGGCGAAACGATCTTGCAGGGCGCGACAATAACGGCGACGGGCGCGCAGACGGGCCAGAACGTCGGCGCGGTTGCGGCGGGTGGCACGACGGTGGTAGTTTACCGGGTGCACAGCATTACGGGGACGTACGCCAGTAACATCGAGGAATCGACGGATAATGGTAGCGGTGACGCATACGCCAACGTGGCGGCGTTAGCGTCGGGCAACCTCACGGCGGCGGGGGTTACGCGGAAGACGACCACAGGGGCTACGGAGGCATGGAAGAGGGTAAATGTGACAACGGCTCCGACAACGGCGAGTATAACAGTGACAGTGACTAGCTATACATAGGAGATTACAATGGCTGAATTGCACGGCGCGGGCCAGGATTTCACCGTCAACGCGGTGACGTTCGAGGAGCACACGCGCACAACGACAATCGGCGTGACGGTAGACCTGGCCGAGTCGCAGAACGCAGCGGATACATGGAAGGAGGTGTTGCCGGGCCACGAGGCGTGGTCAGTGTCGCACGACGGCGCGGCGGACTGGGCGGACGCCAAGAGCGACGACACGATCTTCGGGCGCATCGGTACCTCGACGGCGCTGGCGTGGCACCCGAACGGCGGCACTACGTCGACCACCAACCCGCAGTATTCCGGGTCGGCGTATTGGGACAACTACACTATCACGGCCGGCATGGGCGATGTCATTACCTACTCGTGTAACTGGGTAGGGACGTCCACACTGACGCGCGCCGAAGCGTAGGCGCGTGCGGGTTTTGGTGGGGGTGGGGTGCTGACCCGCCTCCACCCCGCTCCCACTAGAACGAGGCGAGGTGAAGTATGAGTGATCTTCCGCAGTACAAAGACGGGCTGATGCAGCCGGTCGACATGTCGGACTTCGAGATGCCGTCACTCGCTGGCGGCACGATTCGTCCCTATGTTGGCGAGACGGTATGGCTAGAGCCGTATGTCGATTCGGATACCGAGTTGGCAATGATGAACGCGCGCGACGAACTAGGCGATGACCCGAAAGCACAGGACGCGTTCGTGCTGATGTGCGACCTATTGGCGCAGGTTATCCTGCAATGGGACTTGACCGACGCCTACGGCGCCGACTTGCCGCCGCCCGACACGGCGGACGCGATTCGCAAGCTGCCGGCGCACGCGGTCAACTACCTGACGAACCTTGTGCTCGGAATTGAACCGGAGGGGGAAGGGCCAAGCGCCTCCGGCGCTACGCCGCGTGGCTCTTCGAAAAAGGGGCGCTCCCGTGGGAAGCCGAAGTCGGCCAGCTAGCGCAAACGTTCTCGCTGGCGCCGTCCGTTGCGCACCGGGAGTTGGGCGGGCGCCCGTTGTGGCCGCGTGAGATGCGCCGGCTGGTGTCGCATGTGGCAGAGGTATTGCGGTGTCGCCAGCTAGTGGCGGACTTCGACCGGCAAAGCGTGGGCGAAACGGAAGAAGCGAAGAAGGCAAGTCGGGACGCGACTACGGGTAAGTGGACGGAAAGCGATTGGCGCCTGCACCGCGAGCTGATGCGGGCGGCGAATAGCGATACGAGGATGTTAGGCTAGTGGCCAGTTCTGCGGCTGAACTCAGCATCTTGATCAAGGCTGATGCCTCCGATGTTGAAAAGAAGTTGAGGGGCGCCGGCGATAAGATCAAGGGCCTTGGCGGCAACCTGACAAAACTCGGCGCCCCGGCCATCGGCGCGGCTGGCGCTATTGCTGGTATCGGCATCGCTAGCGTAAAGGCGGCGGGCGAGTTTCAGACGCAGATGAAGCAGGTGGCGACGCTTGGCGCTGACTTCGGCAAGCCGTTCGGTGAAGTCGAGCAGGACGTCAGCAAACTCGCCAAGACGATGGGGTTAGATGCGGTTGATTCCGCCAACGCCTTGTATAACGCCGTTTCGGCTGGTGTGCCAGCGGATAACGCGCTGTCGTTCCTAGAGCAGGCGGGCAAGGCGGCTGTAGCGGGTGGCGCCGAGTTGTCGGACGTTGGTTCTGTTNTCGGCCGACGGTGATAGAACTCGGTGGGGCGAGGCGGCGGGCGGCGCCACGGATATTACAGACAAGCTGTTCCAGACGATCAATATGGGCGTCACTACGATGCCCGAACTTGCCGCGAATATGGGCAACATCGGCGCCACGGCTTCGGCGCTCGGTGTAGACTTTGACCAGACGTCGGCGGCACTGGCGCAGGTAACTACGCTGCTGCCCACGACGGCGCAAAGCACGACGGCGCTCAAGGGCGCAATGGCTGAGCTGATGACGCCAACCTCAAAGTCGTCCAAGGCATTGGAGGAAATGGGGTACGCTAACAGCCAAGCGGCGATTGAGGCGCTGGGTTTTCAGGGAACGTTGGAGGCGTTAGAGAAGCACGCGCAGAACGCGGGCGTTGGTGTCAACACGCTATTCGGCTCAGTCGAGGCGGGAACCGCCGTTCTGGCGCTAACGGGCGACAACGTCGGGGCGGCCAACGAGAAACTTGCGGCGATGGCTGATGTTAGTGGTAACACGCAGGCGGCGCTCGACAAGGTGAATCAGGGCTGGCAGCGGCAGGTCGACCTGCTCAAATCGCAAGTGACCGGCACGCTCCGCGAGATCGGCTTGGCGTTGCTACCTTCTCTGACGACGGCGCTGCAGGATGCGATGCCTGCCATTCAGGAATTGGCGGGCCGCGCGGCGGAGTTCGGCAAGACGCTGGCGGATAACCTGCCGGGCGCCATCGAGGCGGTGCGTGAGAAATTCGACGAACTGAAACCGACGATAGACAAGGTGATTGGCTTCCTGTCCGAGCACAAGGGCACTATCCTCAAAATCGTAGCTGCATTCGGCGCGCTGTCCGCCGTCGCCGCTGTTGTCGGTCCGCCGCTGATGGCAATCGGAATGCTCATCAGCGGGTTGGCGCCGGTGTTCGGAATACTAGGTTCAATTATCGGTACTATTGTCACAGTGGTCGGAGGGGCTGCTGGGGCCATGACAATACTTGGCGCGGCGTTTACCGTCCTGACCGGCCCCATCGGCATCGCCGTTGCGGCGGTTATCGGCATAATCGCGGCGATGAAACTGCTTCACGACAATCAGGAAGCAATCAAGGCGAAGATCAAAGAAGTGTGGGACGCTATCACGTCGGGCATCAGTGGCAAACTGGATGAAATCAAGACGGCCGTTAGCGACGCATGGTCCGCCGTCTCCGACGCAATCAGCGGCGCGCTTGGGTTCATCACCTCCGCCATCCGTCTCGGCTGGGACGCTATGCTCCGCAACATTAGCGACAAGCTCGATGCCATCCTCGGCGCCGTCACTACTGCGTGGGACGCCGTGAGCGAGGCGATTGACACGACGCTGGAAACCGTCAAGGACGTTATCGGTAGGGCGTTCAACTTCCTGCGCGACCTCATTGACACGGCGCTCCAAGGCTGGCAGTCGATTATCGACAGGGCAATGGGTGCAATTCAGACGGCGGTTGACAACGTGTTTGGCGAAAACACGGGCATCAGCGTTGTCGTCAAGACGGCGGCCGACTTCATTCACGGCATTCTTGATACGCTCCGGCTGTTCGTTTCGGGCGACTTTGCGGGCGCGTGGACGGCGCTAAAGACTACCGTCAGTGAAGCATGGGACGGACTCAAAAAAGCGGTGCGGGTGTCGGTGGCCAATGTCAAGGCCAAGGTACAAGAGTTGCTTGACAAGATCGGTGAGTTTGCTGACATCGACCTTGTAGCCATTGGCCGGGCTATTTTTGATGGATTGGCAACAGGCATCGGCCAGGCAGAACAGGCCGTCAAGAATGCCGTTACGCTCATCACGGACAAGCTCCCGCAATGGGTGCGCGACATACTCGGGATTGGCTCGCCGTCCAGGGTATTTATGGAAATCGGCGGCGAGATGGCAAAGGGCCTATCGCTCGGCTTCACAAAGGGCATGAAGGAGTTTCAGTTTGGCCTCCCGCCCCTACTCCGCGATATAGTGAGCGAAGCGACGCGCGTGATCCGTGGCTCATTCGGTGGCAGTTACTTCATCGGCGGGGGGCTCGGCATGACGGCGCCGGGCGGTGCTGGCGCGGTCGGTGGCGGCAGGGGTGGAATTGGTGGGGTGGGTGTCGCCCCCCCCGGTGGTAGTGGGGGTGGTCTAATTCCCCCAACGAACCGCAGACGCCAGTCGGCGTCCGCGCAGCGTGGCGGTCGTGGCGGATATCGTGCGGGTAGTTCGACGAACTACTGGCGCAACTGGGTAGACAAGTGGGGGATTCCTGACGAAAAGACGGCGCGCAAGATGGCCGCTGATCTCGGCATCCCGCTGCCGGATTGGCTCACGGCCATGTGGGCACCGGGTACGTTCGGCGGGGGCGGCGCGGCTGGCACCGGAATGCCGATTCGGGGGCCTGTCCAAGGTGGGACCACGCCGATGCCGCCGAGCCCCGGCCTACTGCCGCCGGGTGGCGGTGCGGGGGCGCCAGCACCCATCTACGCCACGATTCCCATCAAACTTGACGGCCAAACGCTAGAGGTGCTATTCGCCAAGGCACAGGGTAGCTCCGCGCGTAATGACACGGTTGGCGGGCAGGGGGGCTAGCATAACATGACGGATAGCGTAGCAGAACGCGATGCATTCGCCACAGCGCCGGCCGA